TATGGGTACAGACAATGCTGAATTAGCTGACTGGATTAATCAAAACCTAGACTATGATCAATTGATATTGGAGTTCTATACTCCTGGTGAGCCTAACAGCGGATGGATACATTGTAGCTACACACCTGATCAACCAAGAAAACAGTTCTTGCATGCTTTTAAATCTGAGGGTAAAACTAAATATAAACCAATAATAGGAAAAGCAAAGGATTTAATTTAATGGCAATAACAAGATCACAAATGACTAAACAAGTTGAAGGTCAATTAAGAGGCGCTAAAGATAAGAAAAAAGAAAAAAAGAAATTGTATACAAAAAAAGATAAAAAAAATCCATTGAGTAAAACTTTTACTGCTTAATATGGATTTAACATGCTTCAAGTAATTGACAATTTTATAGAAAAACCTAAATGGAATCAATTTAGAAACATTCTAACTAGTAGTAATATAAATTGGTTTTACCAAAAACACATGGTGCAGAGTGGTAAAAATCCTGATAATCCTTACTTTGCCCATATTTTTTTTCATAAAAATACAATTAATTCTCCTTTTTATGATCCTTTTATAGTAGAGTGTTTAGAAAGATTAAAAGTTAAAGCAACTATCAGTGTGAGAGCTAACATGAATTTAAGAACTGGTGAAAGATACTATTCTAATTGGCATACTGATAATAAATTACAAGGTGCCACCACTGCAGTTCTTTATGTTAATTCAAATGATGGTGGTACAGAATTTAAAGATACTAATGAATTTGTTCAATCGGAAGAAAACAGAATAGTAATATTTCCAAGCGAAACGCAACACAGAGTAAAAACTCAACTTTCAACACCAAACAGGATAGTCATAAATTTCAATTATTTTTAATGTCTGACATAGTTTGCATAAATGATTGGTTAGATGATGATTACATAAAATATTTACATTATAAAATACTTTATAATTATCCCCATTATTATGGTGAAAAATCTATTATATCAGATCCGAAACATAAAGAATTTTACAGATCAGATTTAAAAAAAGAAGATCTTGAGTTTTTACATTTTAAATTAATTAAATCCTTTAAAAAAAATATTAGAGTGATTGAGGCCTATGCAAATATACAACACTCTGACATGAATGGTTCATGGCACCAAGATAATGGGACAACAACATATCTACTTATGGTTTCAGATACGTTACGAAAAGGAGAGGGTTGTTTAGAAATCAAAGATAAAAAAATAAATTTTATCCAAAATCAACTTATAGCTTTTCCATCAGAATTATCACATAGAGGATTAACTTCAGATTCAACTTTACCAAGAATATCAATAGCTTTTAAAACTGATGAATGAAATAATTAATATTTTTAGCACTCCTATTTATATTAAAAAATTAAATATAAATTTAAATAAATTAAAATTGTTTGCAGAAAATATAGAAAGAAAAAATAACAAAAGAGTAATATCTAATGAAGGTGGTTTTCAATCAAACGACTTAGATAACAAACAGGAAGAAGTTCAAGAATTAATTGAAGAGTTAAATAAGAATGTAGAAATATTTAAAAAAGTTTTCAATATTGAAAATATAAAACTTGATAATCTATGGGCTAACATAAATTACTATGGAAATTATAACACACTCCATTGTCACATTGATTCTCTCATATCTGGTGTTTTTTATGTACAAACAAAAAAAGATTCTGGTGCAATTGAGTTTGTAAATGATTTTGAAACCATTGAATATCATTTACAAAAAATCAAAGATAAAGAATATAATATATATAATTCTTCTAAGTATTTTGTTGTTCCTGAAGATAATCTATTGATTTTGTTTCCAAGTTGGTTAAAACATAGAGTAAAACCAAATTTAACAGAGGATAAAAGAATGTCTTTTTCTTTTAATTATAATTAATGTCTTTCACTTATTGGTATTGGAATAAAATAATATCGCCACCAGATATAATAAAACTTAATCAAAAAATTAATCTTTATGTTGAGGATTGTGAAGATAAAAGTGCAGCCAACACAACTAAAATTACAAATGTAAAAACAATTCAATTAGGTCACATTTGGGAAGAAATAAAACCATGCATCAACGCAGCTATTACTGTTAACTCTTTTAACTTTGGTATGGATATTTTTGAAATTACGCCTAACGAATTTGCAACTCTAAATGATTATGATGGTTCTGAAAAAGGAGAGTATGATTGGCATATAGATGGTGAAAGAGATAAGCCATTTGATTTAAAACTTACTTTTATTATTAATCTTTCTGAAACAAATTATGAGGGAGGAGAGTTTCAACTGATACATCAAAAAAATAAGATAACTGAATTCTCACAAGGTGGTGACGCAATTTTATTTAAATCTTATCATCCACATAAGGTAAAGCCAGTTACTTACGGATCGAGAAGAACTTTGGTAATATTTTTTAGAGGACCAAGATTAAGATGAAAAATAAAGAAAAAAAGAGAAATCTCTTTGCTAAAATGCTATGGGTGGGAAGTTTACTGTTCAAGCAAAAGGTGGTAAAATCTAAGAAGTTGTACAACCGAAAAAGGCTTAAACACTATGACAAAACTATGTGCTAGAGGCAAAGCGGCCGCTAAAAGAAAATTCAAAGTTTATCCCAGTGCATATGCTAATGCATACGCTAGCAAAATTTGTGCGGGTAAAATAAAAGATCCGTCAGGAACAAAGAGAAAAGATTGGGGACCTAAAAAAGCAAACAAAGGTGCAGAAATAAAAATTAAAGAAGTGGCAAAAGGTTTACACAAAGCATCCGCACTACATAAGAAACAAGCTAAATCATTAGATTCAGTTACAAATGCTTATATGGGCAAATTTATAAAACATGACTCAGGTGATATCAATTTATCAAACGAGGCTTCTGTAGATTATTACGGTGATTTATTAAAATGAGTGAACGAGGCACTTGTTGGGAAGGGTATGTCCAAAAGGGCATGAAGAAAAAAGGAAATCGTATGGTTCCTAATTGCGTTCCAGCAGGTGGTATGAAAAGTGGAGGACTTAAAAAATGGTTTTCAGAGAAATGGGTAGATATTGGAAGCAAACGAAAAGATGGTTCGTACGCACCTTGTGGTCGTTCAAAATTAGCATCGGACAAAAAACGGAAGTATCCAAAGTGCGTCCCTGCTGCAAAAGCGGCAAGAATGACAGACTCACAGAAGCAGAGTGCCGTTGCGAGGAAAAGAAGTAGAGCTCAAGGAGTTGGAGGTAAACCTACAAATGTTAAAACTTTTGCATCTAAAGGTGCGTTTACTAAATTATACTATGGTGGTATGATAGATACATAATGGAAGAAGCAACTGAATATAAAAAATATCTTGAAGCTCTCAGAAAAGCAACTGAGGAAGGAAAGAAGAATAAAAAAAATAAACCAATCAAGCCAAAACAAATGTCTTGTGGAGGCATGGGTATAGCTGTTAAAGGCGGAAATTTTAAAGGAGTAATGTAATGAAAAATGGAAGAATAAAAGTACACACTAAAATGGGTGGTGGAATGAATAATTACACGGGCGGTGACATGATTAGAGCCAGAGTCGGTAAATCAATTGAAAAGAAAAAAAGTAATTTAAATAAAAAAACACCTATAAAAGATTTTATAAAAAATACTCTTGAAGGAAAATACATGGATAATAATAGAGGCACAGCAGAACCTTTAGATATTTTAAAAAAACATAGAATAAGAAAAAAAGTTGCACTACCAAATGCAAAAACAGGTAAATTAATTGGTAAACAAAAAAATCTACCATTACATTTACAGAAAAAAATATTAGCGTAAGGATGAAATGGCTACATCAGGAACTACAAGTTTTAACATTACAATTGATGAAGTTATTGAAGAAGCTTACGAAAGATGTGGCGTAAGAACTAATTCTGGTAACGATATTAAATCAGCTAGAAGAAGTTTAAATCTATTATTTTCTGAGTGGGGTAACAGAGGTATTAACCTTTGGAAAGTAAAATCCAAAACAGAAACTTTAGTAAATGGTTCTGTTACTTATAATACACCAAGTGATTGTAACGATGTCCTTGAAGCTGTAGTCACTACGTCTGGAGGGAATCAACAAACTTTAACTAAAATTTCTAGATCTGAGTATATTGCTATTCCAAATAAAACACAGACAGGAACACCTTCTCAATATTACGTTGATAGACAATTAACACCAACAATAAGTCTATATTTGGCTCCTGATACGAGTGCGGTTACTAATATATTTTATTATTATCTTGCAAGAATTGAAGATGTTGGAGCATACACTAATACTTCGGATATGCCATTCAGATTTTTTCCATGCATGGTTTCAGGTTTAGCGTTTTATTTGTCACAAAAAATTGCACCAGATAGAATACAAGCATTAAAATTATTATACGAGGATGAATTAAAAAGAGCGTTAGATGAAGATGGACAAAGGACATCTGTATACATCACACCTAATATTTATTATCCACAGGGTTAACTATGGCATATGCAAAAGGTAAATACGCAAAATCTATTTCCGACCGTTCTGGTCAAGAATTTCCTTATAGAGAAATGGTCAAAGAATGGAATGGCTCATTAGTTCATATATCAGAATTTGAAAAAAAACATCCACAACTAGATCCAAAACCTCACACTGCAGATCCTGAAGCCTTGTATAATGCAAGAATTCAAAGAGCTGCACCTGTAGTTGTTTATCTTGATTTACAATATTGGCCAGGTCAGTTTACATCTAATGGCATGCAACCATCTATTGACCCGTTAGAAGAAAATAAGAAGAGACAGGTGAATTCTTCATTAGGGAGTGTTACAATTCTTATATCATGACGTTTGCAGAATTAATTCAAAAGGTAAGAGATTACACAGAGGTTGATAGTTCAGTTTTAACTGATTCTATTCTTGACTCTATGATCAAAGATGCAGAGTTAAGAATTTCAAGAGAAGTGGATGCAGACTACGAAAGACAGTATGTTACAAGTAATTTCAAACCTTCAAATAGATATTTAGAACTTCCTAATAATGCTGTTTTTCAAGGTAATACTTCAAGATTTAGTTTGTCTGTAAGGGCAGTAAAAGTTTTTAACACCAATAACTCACCTACTACAACTGAAACTTTAATTAAAAGAGATGTTTCTTTTATAGATGAGTATAACTCAACAGAAGCTACAGGTGTCCCAAAATACTATTCTAATTGGAAAGAAACCTATTTGATAGTAGCCCCTACACCAAACAGTGCATATAAAGTTGAGGTAGATTATGTAATGAACCCTGATCATTTGTCATCAACTAATACTACGACATATTTGTCCAATAACTATCAAGATCTACTATTTGTAGCTACGATGATGAATGCTTATGAGTTTTTGAAAGGACCTATGGATATGTACAAACTATACTCAGACAAGTATAATGTAGCTATACAGAGCTTTGCGTTAGAGCAAATGGGTGCTAGACGTAGAGACGAGTATACCGATGGTGTGCCAAGGGTTAAAATTCCTTCACCATCACCAAATAATTAATTATTAAGGAGAAATTTTATGGCAATAACACAAGCAGTTTGTAATTCTTTTAAAAAAGAATTATTAGACGGTGTCCATGACCTAGATACAGGCGGGGACAATTTTAATTTAGCATTGTATACTAACTCAGCGACTTTAGGTGCAGCAACAACTTCATACACTACAGGTAACGAAGTTTCTGCTTCTGGTACGTATGTTGCTAAAGGTAAACAATTACAATCGCAACAAACATCATTATCATCTACAACAGCTATTGTAGATTTCGCAGACTTATCTTTTACTGGAGTAACTTTAACTGCAAGAGGTGCTTTAATTTATAACTCAACTGACGCTAAAAAAGCAGTTTGTGTTTTAGATTTTGGCGCAGATAAAACTGCAACATCAGGAACATTTACAATTCAATTTCCTAACTTTACCTCTACTGCTGCTATTTTAAGAATCGCATAATTTAGGAGCCCGTTGCTATGGCAGAACTTACTTACACAGTTACCGTAGCATCGGGTAACCTTTATGGCGGAGGAACAGGCAACGTCTTTTATTTGGACGGTGCTAGAAATTCTACAGGTCCAGGAACTGTAAGCTGGGTTTCAGGTGCAACTTTACGTTTTGAACAAAGTGATGCATCTAATGACGGTCATCCATTAATTTTTTCAACAAACACTAGTACGTCTGGAATTATTTCTTCGGGAATAACTTATTATCTTGACGGAGCTAGCAACCAAGCAAACTACACAAACACAACTACATTCAATGCTGCTACTACAAGATACATTGAGGTAACACCATCTTCCGAAACAGATTTTTATTATTTGTGTTATATCCATGGAATTGGCATGGGAGGTGTTTTTGATATTACTCAAAATACATGGGGAGCAAAAACATGGGGATTTGGTACTTGGAATCTATTAGGGGATCAATCTGTTTCTGCAACTGGTGTAAACGTTACATCAGCAGTAAGTTCTGTTTCGTATTTTCCATCTGTTGGATGGGGTGCATTGACTTGGGGTTCTCAAGAATGGGGTGAATTTGAAAGTCCTGAAGCAGCTGTTACAGGTATCAGTATTGGTACATTTGCTATTGGAACTGAAAGCGTAACCGCAAACGCAAACATTATACCAACAGGCGCATCCATAACATCAGCTGTAGGAAACGAAGTTGCTGGAACAAGTGCCGAAGCTCCAGCCACAGGTCAAAGTATGACTTCGAGTAGAGGTACAGTATTTGCTGGAGAGCTTGTAACTGTTGAAGTTACATCTCCTTCAAATGATCCATGGGGTAATGAAGCATGGGGTAATGGATTATGGGGTATTGGTGACGGAATCTCATTAGTAAGTGGTGTCGAAGTTGGTATTGGAGAAGCAAATGTTTCTTTAACAGGACAACAAATGTCTTCATCACTAGGAACTATTGGTCAAGCTTCTATTTATTCTTTATCAGGAACAAACGCAACAGCTTCTCAAGGAAGTGCTTTTGGTGGAGAACTTACAATTGTTGAAGTTACATCTCCTTCTAATGACCCTTGGGGAAATGACACATGGGGAAATAGCCTTTGGGGTAATGGTGATGGAAATACTTTAATAACAGGTGTTGAAGTCATAATCCCATCAGTAGACACTATTACTACGGGACAAAGCTTAACTACAAATGTAAGTTCAGTAAGCGTAACAGCGGACGCAAACACAGGTGCTTTAACGGGACTATCAACAACTTTCTCTTTAGGAACAGCTGTATTAGACGCAAATACTATAGCTTCTCCTTCAGGAATATCCCTAACACCAACTCTTGCAAGTGTGGTAGCTGGAGCAAGTGCTGAAGCACCGGTAACAGGATTGCAAATCAACGGTTCTGTTGGTACAATTAACATAAATGCCTGGGCAGTAGTAGATCCAGATATAACTAACACTTGGACGGTTATTGACGAGGCAGCATAGATAAACTATACTTTTTAAAAACAAGGATTAATATATGGCATCAAGTTATTCTACAGATTTGAAACTCGAATTAATGGTAACAGGGGAAAACTCTGGTACTTGGGGTGATAAAACTAATACAAATTTAAACTTAGTTCAACAAGCGATTGCTGGTTATGAAGCAGTTTCTATTGCAGGTGGCGCACAAACGACAGCATTAGCAATGACAAATGCAACTCTTTCAAATGCAAGAAACGCAGTAGTTGAATTAACAGGAACTATTACAGGTAACCAAATTGTAACAATTCCTAACAGCATTGAAAAAATATACATAGTCAAAAACACAACTTCTGGCGCGTACACTGTTCAATTTAAAACAGTAAGTGGCACAGGACCAACTTTTGCTACCACTGATAAAGGTACAAAAATTCTTTACGCTGATGGCACTAATGTAACAGATTTATTTTCAGAATTATCACAATTAAATTTGACTAATCAAAATGAAGTAAGATTCGAAGATTCCACTGGAGGAGAGTATGTAGGTTTGAAAGCACCTGCAACTGTGGGTTCTAGTTTTTCTTTGACCTTACCAACAGCAGATGGCTCAAGTGGTAATGGGTTAACAACAAATGGCGCAGGAGCGTTATCTTTTTCTGATGTAGCTTCAACAGGAAAAGCTATTGCAATGGCACTAGTTTTCGGATAAATTATAATTAAGGAGATATAAAAAATGGCAGCACCAAATCTAGTTAATGTTTCAACGATTACAGCTAAGTCAGTTCAAGCAAACTTGTCGACTACTGTAACAACAGAAATTTTAGCAAACGCATCATCATCAAACAAAGTTTTTAAAATTAACAGTATTATTATAGCTAACGTAGACGGCAGTAACTCTGCTGATGCGACTGTGGCTATTACAAAAAGTGGTGGATCACCAATTAAAATTGCAAGCACAATTGCTGTAGCAGCAGACTCAACTTTAATATTAATCGATAAAAATTCTTCTCTGTATTTAGAAGAAGGAGATAATATCGAAGCAGGAGCTAGTGCAGCTAGTGACTTGACTATCACTATAAATTACGAAGAACTAAGTTAATAGGAGGTCTTAATAATGGCACAAGGACAAGGTGGTATTATAGGCGCTTCAAACATTCCAGTTAATTCTGTAGCTGGATCACCTGCAGTTAATTCATTTACTTCAGGCGGAACTTATACTGCATCACCAGGCACTAAATTTGTAGAATATCTTATTGTCGGTGGTGGCGGTGGCGCAGCCCGAATTGGGGGCGGAGGAGCAGGAGGATATAGAACAAACTATCCATCTCCTGTAGCGAATGCTCAACCTGTATCAGGTGGATCAAGCTACCCTGTCTCAATTGGAGGCGGAGGCGGAGGTTTCTGCGGTGACTATCAACAAGCAAGCAACGGTGGTTCTTCAAGTGTATTTGGAATTACATCTGCTGGAGGCGGAGGCGGTGGCTCATGGAATGGCCAATCTGGACGACCTGGCGGATCAGGAGGCGGAGGTTCTCAATCTGGAAGCGGAGGACAAGGAAACGTACCATCTGTAAATCCACCTCAGGGAAATCCTGGAGGAAATAGTGGTGACCGTGGAGGTGGCGGAGGCGCTAGCCAACCAGGAGCTTCTGCTGGAGGACAAGGTTCAGAAAATGCAATTTCATCACCTGGAAATTTTTACGCTGGAGGCGGAGGTGGCTCTGACGGAAATTATGCTGGAGGTACAGGAGGCGGAGGTGAAGGTTCACCTGGAGGCCAAAGTGGTAGTAACGGCAGAGGCGGAGGAGCAGGAGCGAATCACGGTGGCGGCACAAGAAGCGGAGGTTCGGGTGTTGTAATCGTAAGAGAACTAGATGCTTTTTCAGCTTCTGGTGTATGGCCAACTAAACAAGTCTTTGAAGCAATTAAAGATGGGAATTGGAAATCAGGATAATGGCACATTTTGCACAAATTAATTCAGACGATAATATTGTAATAAAAGTAGTCGTAATGAACGATGCAGAATGCGCTGCTAATGGAGGAGTTGATTCTGATCAATGCGCAACTTGGGTAAATTCTACTATTCCTGATGATGAATGGACTGCAGACACATATTATGATGGAAACTATCCTCAAAACACATATGTAAAAAGATGTGATCCCCAAACTCAGTATAATGAACATGTTGATGGAGGTACGCCATTCAGAGGAAATTATCCTGCAC